GCCCTCGCTTTAATTAAGCGCCACTTCGACGACCTGGCCCTCTGCGGCGATGACTACATCACGAAAGAATCGTATTTCATTCTGCGTGAGGCCCGCCGCGATTACACGTTCTGCCATTTCTGGTGGTGCAATTATTTCACTGTCGACGCACCCGGTTTGCCCACTGACGGCGACCCACTGAACCCCGCTTACTTTCGACGCCTGGTCGAATCTGCTGGTTATATGCCCGCCGTCCGGTGGCGCCATATCAGCCGCGCGCGGATCGAATATTTCGGCCTTGAGCCAACCATCAAAAAGCTGGCCCGGTCAAACGGTCTGGCGCACAAACGCAAACGGCTCCGCGATGCCGGCATTTTAAAAACGCGAAAAATCGAACTTTTAACCCTTCTGAAAGAGTACCAATAATATGGCTTTATCCCTGAAACAATTTTCACGGCCTGAAAACCGCGAAAAAATAATCACGATAGTGGGCGAGGGTGGCGTTGGCAAAACGTCACTGGCTGCACTGTTCCCCGATCCCGTCATTATTCGAATAGAAGATGGCGTCACGACCGACATGGAAAATGTGGTCTGTTCCCCAGTCATCAAAACCAGCGGCGAAATTTTCGAATGTATCGCCGCGTTGAAAACCGAAAACCACCAGCGCAAGACCGTGATTTTCGATTCGATTACGCAGGCTAATCTAATATTTGAAAAGGAAATTGTTGCCGGCGATCCCAAAAACCCGGCATCAATTAATCAGGCGCAGGGCGGATATGGGAACGGCCACGGTGCAGTCAGCGCATTGCATCAGGCACTACGCGAACACGCTGGCGATTTGAGCCTGTCGCGGAATATGCACGTCATATTCATCGCGCACGCGGAAGGCATGACGATTGACCCAGCCGATTCCGACCCGTTTCTACAGTACACACTTCGCCTGAACAAACGATCAATCAGCCCGTATGTCGACAATGTTGACGCGGTGGCATTCATAAAACTGGCACGAACGCTGAAAAGCAGCAGCAAAGAAAACGGCCCTAAAAAGGCGCTTGGGGACGGTAGTCGAATCATTAGTTGCTACAGCAGCCCGGCTCAGGTTTCAAAAAATAGATTTCGGATTAAAGCCGATTTGCCTTTTATTGAAGGCACCAACCCGTTCGCCCCGTTTCTTGAAATCCCATCGGAAACACCCAAAACCACAGAGGAACAATCAACATGAATATAGAAATCCCACCTATGGGCTTCAAGCCCGACCCCAACGTGCAGGCCACCACCGGCAGAACACTCATACCACCGGGCTGGTATGAAACTTATATCAGCGCGTCAGAAATCAAGCGCAACAACAAAGACACTGGATACAACTGCTCGCTGACTTTCACGATCACCGGCCCAACATCTGAAAATCGCAAAGTGTTCAAAAATTTGTCGTATGTCAACCCGTCAGCGCAGGCGCAGGAAATTGCGGAAAAGGAACTGCATCTGATTTGTGCCGCCGTAAACCTGCGCGTCGATTTAGACCACCCGACGCAATTGGAAAACACGCCTCTGCGTATCAAAATCGGCGCCAAAAAAGACAACCGGGGAGAAATGGAAACGGCCATTTTCGAATACAAAAAATTCACTGATGTGCCTGGACTCGCAGCGACGGCCCCAGTGCCACCCCCGATAGCAGCGCCAAAAACGGCCGCTGACTCACCACCTTGGACTGAGGACGACATCCCCTTTTGAGGGTTGAAACGGCCAGCGGTATAACAATAAAAAGCTGGCCGAATTATAACTGCGGGGGTGTTGTGCCCCCTTTTTTTAACGGAGCGATACAAATGTCAAAACAAAATTACTCGCCAGAATACGGAAAGGCTGCGCGCACATCGTCGCTTATACGCCGGCACGCTGCGGCCAAAAAGAAAATGAAAAAACGGCGGCAAGAACGCTCACGGATCGAAGCAGCGCGAGGCGATTTTTATGATTAAGCAATTCAAGAAACACCAGCCACTACACCCGGCGCCTAACCATTTTGCGCGCACGGCGTTTTATATATACGTCGCCCTAATGGTCGGCCTAATTGTGGGACACATGATATGACGAAAACCTATAACGAACGCTATGGGTCAGACTTGGCGATTCGCCAGCGGCTCAGTGACAACTTGACTGATGTGGTCGACGAAATCACTGCGCGTTTTGGAAGCGAGGCCGTCGCCGGTGTTTTGGCGCGGCAGCTACTCCACGCGCTTATAAATCACGGCGCCAGCGGCGTCAGTCTTTCTGTTCACAAAGTCGGCACCGTGCAGGTTGATGCGTTTATTACCTCACAGGATTCTGTCTCATGGCATTAAAAACCACAGCCGACGCTATCGACCAGGCATGGTTTGACGCGCAGCCCAGCAGCCACCGGGCGCACCTCGGCGCGTCATCTATTGGCCGGGAGTGCCGCAGGGAACTCTGGTATTCGTTTCGCTGGAACACAAAGATACAGCACAGCGGCAGACTGCTGCGCCTGTTTGATCGCGGCCAGAATGAAGAAGCCCGGTTCACTGCTGACCTCGAAAAAATCGGCGCGAAAGTGTGGGAAGTCGACCCAGAGACAGGGCATCAGTTTAACTGGTCAGAATTTGGCGGCCATTTTTCTGGGTCTTGTGACGGATTTGCGACTGGCTTGCCAGAGGCGCCGCACGATCTGCACCTGTTAGAAATGAAAACCCACGGTGATAAAAGTTTCAAACTGCTAGAAAAAAAGCAGGTCAAAGGGTCGAAGCCTGAACACGCGGTGCAGATGAACATATATATGCATTGGGCACGGCGTGCCGGCATGGAAGTGTCAGACTCGCTGTATATGGCCGTCAATAAAAACACAGACGCGCTGTATTTAGAGCGCGGAAAATATGACGAATCTGCTGCGCTGGAAATCGTAAAAAAAGCCGGCGACATCATTGCCAGCACGGAACCGCCTGCGCGAATCCGTGAGGATGCAACACACTACTATTGCAGATCATTCTGCGACCACCGCGAAAGCTGCAACGGTGACAAGCCAGCCGACGCGAACTGCCGCACCTGTATCAGCGCCACCCCCAACATGGAAAACGGCACATGGCGGTGCGAACACTACGACATTGACCTTGGCACAGAAACGCAGCGGGTCGGCGGCAAGTGTCCCGCCCATTTGTTCATCCCGGCGCTGGTGCCATTTGCTGACGCCATCGATGCCGGCGAATCGCCCCGGTTCGTCAGGTACAAGATCAAAGGCACCGATTTCGAATTCATCAACGGCGCCACTGACTCGACAGCGCCCGCCTATAAAAGCCGAGAACTGCAACACCTGACGCCTGACCTTATTACTGACCCAAATCTGCAAGCGATCACAGACCGATTTGCGGGCGAAATCATATCAACCAAAAAGGATGTAAAACGTGAACAGGAAAAAGACAATCAAACCCCCACACCCCCGCAGCATTCGCGGCGTGTCCCAGCGGCACGGAATATCTGAACAGTTGATACGCAACCAGATGGCGGCGGGCTTGCTCGGCAGTTACAAAGTCGGGCGCCTGCGCTTCATCAGCGACCAGCAGGAGGCCGAATGGATGGCCGGGTGGCACCAGTGATCTGGCGACTGCTGACGGAAAACGACCGCCCGTATGTGCTGGACTTCACGCAGGATGAGATTGTCGAACTGCTCGACCTTCATCGCCGGGGATATACGTGGGCCGACTGCGCCGAACATTTTGGCAAGAACAGAAACACTGTGCGGCGGTATGCGCGTGTTTTTGAGTCGTATGGCATCCACGCGTTCATCAGCCAACTGAGACAGAAATGAACTATCGGATTGACATATACAAGCTCTACGCGCGCGTCCCGGTGACAGTGTTCTATAAATATTTAGACGATGCGCTCAAAACCTACTGCGCCGAAACGCGCAAATGCCAGCCCGGTGAAACGGTCAAAATGGTGCTGCCGCAGATTGAAAAATTGCAGCACCGCATTGACTGCTTAGAGGAAACGCAGCGCGAAATCGATTACATGAATGCTATCGAATGGGCGGCGCTCAGTGTAGAGGAAAAAATATCGGCCATTCAAAAATCAGAAATACTCAGAGTGAAAAAATGCCCCTGACTTTATACCCGCATCAGGCGAAAGCCATCGCCAGCCTGTACACGTTTTTTCGCGGCAATCCGACCGGGCACCCCTGCCTAGTCGCGCCCACCGGATCGGGCAAGTCGCTCATTCAGGCTGAATTCATCAAGGGTGTGATCGAAAAATGGCCCAAACAGCGTGTCCTGTGCCTGACTCATGTGCGCGAATTGGTGGAACAGAACTATCAGGAAATGATAGGCCAATGGCCTGACGCCCCGGCAGGGATCGACTGCGCGGCATTGAAACGCCGGGAACCGACCAGCCAGATATTGTTCGCCAGCGTGCAGTCAACGTATAAAAAGGCCGACGCCATCGGCCACTGTGATCTGATTTTCATCGACGAAGCGCACCTGTGCCCGGTCAAAACCAGTGCGGGAATGTATCGCACATTGATTGATGACCTACTGGTGATCAATCCAGCCCTGCGCGTCATCGGCATGACGGCCACCCCCTACAGGCTCGACAATGGATCGCTGACGTATTCCGAAAACGCTCTGTTCACTGACTTGATCCCAGACAAGGTGAACTGCATGGAAGTCTCCACGCTGGTCGATAAGGGGTATTTGTCAGCGCTGACCAATGAGGCCGTGCGGGTGCGATATGAGCTATCTAAGGTTGCTGTGCGCGGGGGTGATTATGTGCCCGGCGAACTGGAAAAGGTTGTCAATATCAGTGAGAAAAACACCAGCGCAAGCAAAGAAATAAATTCCCTCGGCGCCGCCCGAAAATCATGGCTAGTGTTTGCGATCAACGTCGATCACGCACACAACATTTGTGCAGCCCTCACAGTGCAGGGCATAAATGCCAAGGTATTGACCGGGGAAACCCCCGCCAAACAGCGCGCCCAGTTAATTGAGGATTTCAAAACGCACAAAATCCGCGCGCTGGTCAATGTCAATTGCCTGACCACTGGATTCAACGCCAGAGGCGTCGACCTGATTGCGTTTATGCGGCCCACCAAATCGCCCGGCCTATATAGTCAGATGGCGGGGCGTGGTATGCGCCTATCACCAGAGACAGGCAAAACAGATTGCCTCGTTTTGGACTTTGCCGGGTTGATCGAAACGCATGGCCCGATCACGCAGATCAAGCCACCCCCGAATAAAGATGATCCCGATGGTGACGCTCCCGAAAAGGAATGCCCGGCCTGTTATATGCTCGTCAATCTAAGCGCGCGGGAGTGCCCGTATTGTCAGCACGTTTTTGAAAAGGAACCGGAAACCGGCGGCACGATTCTCAGCCAGACCGCCAGCACGATTGACATTATGGGCAAGAAACAGTCGACCGCGCAGCATCGCAGAGTCCACCGGATGAACTGCTATCTTCACAAAAAGGAAGGCCAGCCGGCCAGCTTAAAAATCATATATTACGCGCTCGGCGGCGACCAGATTGCGACCGAATGGGTGTGCCTGTTTCACAGAGGGTATGCCAAGAAAAAAGCAATGGAATGGTGGGCCGATCACCTCCCTGGTGACAAGCAAAACCCGGCGCCCATCGGCATCGATGAGGCTCTGGCGCGCGCGAAACAGTGGGGCATTCGCCCGCTATATATAAACGTCGAGCCAGATGGCCGTTATATCAAGATCAACTACCGCGTCATGCCGACAAAACAGATGCGGAAATCTACGCTCGGATGCGTCACTGACGGCATTGGCGAAACTATAACGACGCGCCTTATGCGTCAAAACTCGGAGAAAGGGAAATCATGTGGATAATACCGAACACACACACACTGTACTCAGCCTTTGCACTGGATATGGTGGTATTGAACTCGGCCTCGGACTTGCAGGCGTTAAACATCGAACAGTCGCTTTTTGCGAGGTCGAAGCCTTCCAGTGCCAAAACTTGGTGGACAAGATGCAAGCGAACGTCATACCTCCAGCGCCTATTTGGACAAACCTTAAGTCCCTGCCAGTGGCGCCGTTTCGAAACAGAATTGACATCCTCACTGGCGGCTACCCATGCCAGCCATTTTCTGCCGCAGGAAAACGCGCAGGAAAAGATGACCCCCGACACTTGTGGCCCTACATCAGAGACATCATCAGATCAGTACGACCTGTTAGATGCTTCTTTGAAAACGTCGAAGGACACATCAGCCTCGGACTGCGAGAAGTCATTAGCGATTTGGAAAGCCTCGGTTATCGACCGGCGTGGGGCATATTTAGCGCGACTCTCTGCGGCGCGCCACATCAGAGAAAGCGAGTCTATATCATGGCCGACGCCACCGCTGGCTCTTGCAGCGCAGATGGGCACACCGGATTTCCGACAGTGGCCGACTCCCACGACTCAAGACAGCAACAAAGCGACCAAAAAAATGCGAGTCGATCACCAGAACAATTTGACAGCGGTGGTGTTCAATCAGGAAATGCTACCAACACCAATCACGCGGGATCACAAAGGGGGTTACAAGACGGAATCGCTTATCAGAGCCGATGGCAAGAGCAGAGCATTCGACGCTCTGCCGAATGCGGCAATCGGGGGGGTGGGGGTGGAGAAGCACCCAGGGCACCTGAATCCTTCATGGGTGGAATGGCTGATGGGTATACCGCAGGGCTGGACTGCACTGATTGGGGATTAAACGAACCTGCCGACCGGGTTGTGCCGTTTTGCGAACACCGCGTTGACCGTATCCGCAGCCTGGGCAACGGCGTCGTACCCGCCACCGCGTGTGACGCTTGGATCGTGCTGGATCGTGAGCTAAAAAAGCACGCCAAATCCTACCCCCGCAACTGAACCTCCTGACGCAGATGGTCATCGGATAGATGGGCATAAACCTGCGTCATTTCGGCGGTTGAATGCGTCATCAATTTCTGCACCGTGAACAGCGACGCCCCCTGCATCACCAGCCAACTGGCGAACGTGTGGCGCAGATCGTGAAACCGGAAATCCTGAATATCTGCGGCAGCCATCAGATTGCGCCACGCCGTTTTTACCGAATCCAATTGTTTGCCAGTGACGGGGGAGGGGAACACCAGCCCGTTGCCGTCCGTCTGCGCGCGCCAATCTTTTAAGACGGCCACAGCGTCATTACGCAGCGGCAGCGTCACCGGCTTGACCGTTTTGCGCCGGGTTTTATTGATGACTTTTGTCACCTGGCCGCGTTCCAGATTGATGTGCGACCATTCCAGACTGAACAGATCGCCCCGGCGCAGCCCTGTATGCAACGCCACCAGCACCAGCGGCATTAGATGGTCGGTATACTGCCCAGTCATGCACGGCAGACCACTGGCACGCATTCGCGTCTGGCGGGCATTGAGTGCAGCCACCAGTCGGGGGTATTCATCGTTCCGGGTCAGGAATCGCGGCGGCTTTTCGTCGGCGGTTTCAAGCTGCGCGGTGGTGCGTTTCAGCGTCACCCCCGCAAGCTGGTGGTGGGTGATGACCTTGTGCGTTTTTAGCGCCGTATTGAGGCACGCTTT